AACCGCATCAAGGGCATTGCTAAGTTCGAGTTCAACTGCTTGTGTGGTATATCCAAGCCCGGTTGCAATCCAGAATTCATGGCCTAACCGCGATCCAGGTGTATAAGTATCGGTTAATTGATATGTTTCTACCTCAGCCATCCAGCTACTATTAACCGCATCCTGCACCCAACTTAATGTTAGTGGGTTAGCAGGTAATAATAGTTGGCTGCTAATATTATCGCCGCCTTTAGTTTTTTGTGCGCCACGATAAACAAATGGCAATAAGTTCCAGTTCTGACCATTAAACGAAACGGCACCTTCAGTAAAAAAGTTTTGCCATCGTTGCACTGCACCAGTTGGTGCCGTAAAGGTAACAAAATTACCAATAATAAAAAGGCTCATCGTAAACCTACCTGCCTGCGATAGCTAGGTGATTGTTGTAGTCTACTGGTAACCTGAGCAGCACCTGCTTTAGCACCTGCTGTAGCAGCGCGGCGTTCAGTAGCAGCCATTGCCGCTACTAGTTGGTCCTTATCAACCCAATCACGATCCATAAACCGTGTGGTCTCAAAGCTCATTGATAATACAGGAGTTGCTGCTGCACCATCGCCCATTGCATCGCTGCTGCTACTGCCAGCGCCACTACCGCCGCCTTGGCGTTGATAACGTGCCATTGCTGCTGTCATGTCAGCCGCAACTCCGAGCTTACCGTCAGCACCACGCTTTAACGGCATGATTGCTTCTGGCCCGGCTTCACCCATTAAGCCGGTGCGTGTGGTGCCGCCATTAGCAAACTTAAATAGCGTCGGACTGTTAACAATAGAATTAGAAAATGCACCGCCATTTGCAAAAGTTTGCATACCTTCGCTACTAAATACTCCACCTTTTGCTAGACCAAAGTTAGGCCCAGCTACCCCCAAACCTGAGGAAGGGTCAAAGTATCCTTTGCCGCCCATATTTGCACCACCGCCACCAAACAATCCTGCTAGTGATTTTGCTATCGCGATTGCGGTGTAAGTAGCAATCATCTTGGCGCCTTCTTGTATTAATATTTGCCCAATGCTTTTTAAGAAATCAGAAAATATTTGTTGTGCATTTGCAGTACCTTCAACCAAACCTTGGATGCCAGAACTAACTGAATTGCCTAGCGCTTCACCAATACCTTGAGATACAGATACAGCAACACCTTTAAGGTTTTCTAATTGCGTTGTTGATTGATTTATAAATTGTTGCAATGGGTCTAACGCTGCCAACCGTTCTTTTAAATTTATTTGCTCTAATAAAATTTGTGATTCTAAATTTTTAGTATTTTGCAATTTTACAGCTTGATCTTGTTGTTCTTTATTTAATTCGACTGCACTAAGATTAAGTTCATTAATTCTTGCTTGTGATTCCAAGCGTATTTTTTGTTCTGGCGTAGTAGCGCGTGCAATTGCTAGTTGGTCTTCTAATACCGCAAACAAACGTTGCGAATCGGTTAACTGCTTGGCTGTTACTTTTTCTCGCTCTTTTAATTCTAATGTAACACCTTGTTCTATAGCTTTTCGTTTTGTATCACGTGTTAAATTAAGTTTTTTCTGTTCGTCCTGCATTTTTTCGTCAATACCTTGCATTTGAACTGATCGCAATCTTTGATCTTCAATAGTTTTGCTTTTTGCTAATTCTATATTTTGTTGTTTAGAGATTTTTAAAGCATCTAGCTGGTATTCAAGCTCGTTAGCTATTAATTGCAAGTCTTTCTTTGCTTTAACGTTAGCATCCTTACCTAAAGCCGCTAATTGCAACTGCGTTTCTTGCAACCTTTTTAATCGTGGCAATTCATATGCATTAAATTGACTTTCAATATCATTTAATTCTCTTTGCAATTCTATCTGTTGTTTTAATTTAACTTCTTTTTTAGCTGCATCGTCACCTCCGGACTTAGGCGGTTCAAATTTAGTTGGTGGTTTTTCTGCTTTTGGTATTTTTTGCTGTTGGCTAGGTGCGGCATAACGCCCATCGCCTAGTGCTTGGGGTTCGCCTTTAATTAATTTTGCAACCTCGGCAATCTTTACTAAGAGAGCAAACGTTCTTGCCAAGGGATCAATGCTGGCAGCAATTACAAGCGGAAGGTCCTTAAATCCTTCTTTAAGTTCTTTTGTAATATCTAAATTTGCATTAGCAAAATCTTTTATAGCTTTAAGGGTCTGCGGGCCAATTAAATTTTCAATGACTTTACTTACTGCGGAAATTGCTTCTTTAAGTGTTTCCAAACTGTCTTTAGTACTAGCAACCATTTCTGTTATTGAGTCTTGAAACATTGAGCCAATAGGCTGGAATGCTGAACCAATGGCCAATTTGACTTCATCTAACGCAACAGTCATGCGTGCGCCAGATTCTTCGCTAGATTTTGCTACGTCACTTGCTGTTTTAGCATGTGTTTTTTCTAATTCAATTACAAATTTCATTACATCATTCAAACCGACAACGCCTTGCTCTAAGTCTTTTGATAATTGCGGTAATGTCCGACCTGTTGCTTTAGCAAATGCTGTTACCGCACCAGGTAAGCGCTCACCCAATTGGCCTTGCAGTTCTTCTGCACTTACTTTACCTTTACTAAATACTTGCGACATTGCAAGTAATGCACTTTGAACGTCTGTTGCGCTGCCACCTGTTGCTTTAATAGCAGTTGTAATACCTTTAAATACAATTTGCGCGTCATTTACATTGCCACCAGCACCAATAACAGATGCTGATAATTTTGTAAATCCTGCTGTTGCTTCTTTAACTGGCACGTTAAGCGTATTGCTAATTGAACTAATTGCTCGTTGCGCATCAGCATATTCTTGAGATGTTTTAGTAATACCTTTTAATGCAATATTCAGTTTAGTAATTTCAGATGCATAGGTTGCGGTGTCACCTATGGCTTGCCGTAACATACCAACTTGTGCGCCAATAGCACCGCCAACTAATGCACCGCCTGGGCCACCAAAAGCGCCTATAGTCGCGCCTAAAGCACCTTCAGGGCCGCCAAATACACCAGCAGCAGCTACAGCACCTACAGTTTGACCTGCGGTAGCAAGTCGTTGACGGCGTTGCGCAATTCTTTGTTCTGCTTTCTCTCTAATTGATGCGGCATTATTGACGCGATCAATAAAGTCACGGCCAGCGATATCAGCTTGCTGCTGATGCTGTGCTTGCTGTTTTTTAAATGCAGCATCATCCCGTTCAATTTCTAATTGATTAAATTTTTCTTGTATTTGCAATCTCTCTTGACGCCCTCTATTAGTGATATCATTTATCTGATCTAAGGATGACTCAAGCCCTGTCAGCCCTTTAGTTGTAGCCTCGTAATCTAATTGCTGCGGGCCTAATTGTAAACCACCAATGTTTTGTTGTTTTCTGCGCCAATATTCAGGATCATTAGTTTCAAACCCTAACCGCACGTAAGGATCTAATTTTTCAGCAGGGCGGCCCATGATGGCAGCACCTGCTGTCCCGCCACTTAATGGGCCAGCATTTGATTTAAATTGTTTAGCTGCTGTATTAGCAGCATTAAAACGATTTTCTACTGTTTTTAAATCATTACTAAGATCACGATATTCTTTACTTGTAAGTGCAACTTGATCTTTTAATGATTTTAATACTGTTACTGATGTACGCAAATCACTTGTTGATGCTTCAGCAGCATTGCCTAAAGATTTAGCTGCATCACGTAATTTATTTATATCTTGTGCTGCTGGTTGCGCTGTATTTTGTAAAGAACGTACAGCAGACTTTAAGCCTTCAACTTGTTCAAGGCCCTTGACCAGAGCATTAATTGTGAATTGAGTTGCCGGACTAGCCATTTTTATTCATCGCTCCTAATGCAGCAGCTTCCATGACCTGCAAGCCTTCAAACATCTCGCGTTGGTCACTGACGCCGTACATCTCAAACGCCCATCTGATCGCATTATAGTCTAACCCAGTAGCACCGCTCATCCCAATACGCCACTGCGTTTGCACGCGCAAAAACATTACAACTGTATCCCAGTTGTCTTTTGATACTTCAAAGTCAGTAGATTGCTGCGGCAAGTTGGGCTTGTTTATGCCTAAACCTGCCGCATCTTTTGCCGTATCATCTATGACGCCGCCACTTGCCCAATGCTCAGCAGCGGCTTCTAGTTTTTTCTTTTTGCTCCAGTCAAGCTAGCAAAGAAAGCTTGCACAATAGCGCCTGAAACCAATGGAACATCAAGTAGTTTACCTAATGCTTCATTGCTGTAGGGCACATCAGCGCCTTTAGGGTCAGTAATACCTTTCCAGCCTGTAAGTATTTCACGCGCAAATTCAGCATCCTTGATGGTGTCTGTGTTGCTGCGTTCAATTACTTGTTCAATTCGTGATTGTGGCAGCCGCTTAAATTCAGCGTCAAAAGTTTGCTTTTCAAAGCGGCCACCATCAACTGGAAATTCAACAGTAACAGGCCAACTGTAACTATCGGATTGAGCAAGAACAAAAGCCATGGTATCTAGGTAAAGGCAAGGGATAGTTCGTCATTGCCTGCCGCTGTTGGGGTTGCAACATAAGGCAGGTTTAACATTTGAATGCCGTTCATATCGGCATAAGATACATCGGCTAGGTCTGATTGAGCCATTGTAAGCGTCGCTATGTTACCAGCAGTGGTGCCATGCTGCAACGTAATGCTACCAGTAGTCGATCCAGTGCTTACAG